GTGGCGGCTACCGCCATCCAGTCGGAAATCGAGGAATACATGGCGGCTGGCGAAGTCGAGATCACGGAGTCCGTTTTTGAGAAGTTCCTGCGCCGCGCCCAGAACCGCTATATGTCGGTGGACGTGCGCGCCAAGACCTACACCAAGAAGGACGGCACCAAGGGGGAAGGCTTTGAGGCGGTGTTCTTTGCCCGCCTCCCCTCTGGCCCAGACAATAACCCGTTCTAAAGGCTTTCCATATCGTTGTTGCAGGGGGGCAGGTAGCCCCCCTTTTTTGTGCTTGTGCTGTTGGCTTGGATGGGTATCCCTATGTCTGCCACCAATATGAATCTTCGAGCCTACCAAGAAGCCGCCGTCACCTCGGCGATTGATTTCCTCAAGCGCGGAGTCAATCCGCTGGTCATCGCTCCGACTGGCGCTGGCAAGACCGTCATCGCTTCGGAAATTATGAAGCGCTGGATGTCCGCCAACCCCGGCAAGAAGGTTGTGTTTGTCGCGCACCGCAAGGAACTGCTCTCGCAGGCGAAGGCCACGATGGAGCGCTTCGGCATCCTCGACAACGCCTACGTCGCTTCGGTGTTCACGACTGACTTCTCTGACATCCCAGACGCTGACAAGACGAGCGCGCTCATCGTGTTTGACGAAGCCCACCACGCCGTGGCTACTTCGTGGACTGGGTTCTGCAAGTTGTTCACCGGGCCGAAGGTCGCCGTGACCGCCACGCCCGACCGCATGGATAGGCAGAAACTTGAGGACGTTGGCTTCTCGCTGGCTTACGACATCGCCATCCGCACCCTTATCGAAGCAGGTCACCTCGTCCGCCCGATGGCACAGAAGATGCCCGTAGAACTGTCTATGATTCGGATGCGCGGCTACGACGAAGCGATGGAAGCCGTAGCGGTGTCGGTCATTGACGAGTTCCGCCGCTGGGATCGCAAGCGCGCCATCGTATTCCTGCCGGACGTAGAACTGTCCGAGAAGTTTGCTGAACTGCTCCGCAAGCATGGCATGACTGCCGCTGACGTGGATGCCAAGATGCACCCTTACAACCGCCAGCGCATCGTGGACATGTACAAGGGCGGCGAGGTGCAGTTCCTCTGCAACGTCAACCTGTTCACGGAAGGCTTTGACGCCCCCGAAACCGATTGCATTGTCCTGCTCCGCCCTACCCAGTCCCGCGCTATGTGGTGCCAGATGATTGGGCGCGGACTCCGCACCGCGCCCGGCAAGACCGATTGCCTTATCCTAGACCCCATGTGGATTTCGGGCGATCACACCTTCCAACCTGCGGACGCCTTTACGACCAACCCTTTTGCCAAGATGAGGCAGGTCGAGGGTAGCCACGACATCCTAGGTGCCGCAGAGATGGCCGACCGGGACGCCGAGCAGAACATCCTTGCCCGCATCGCCGCCGAGGAGAAGCGCGCTTCTGCCAAGGAAGCCCGTGACAAGGGGTGCATTGACCTATCCGTGGCTTGTTCCTGCTTTGGCTTCATCCTGCCTCCAGTAGACAGCCAGACCCCTGCAACGGCGTCCCAGAAGGCTGAACTGGAGAGGTTCAAGGTGTACGCTGGGGGTGAGGTGACCACGGAGCAGGCTTCTTGGATGCTTTCCCGCCTGTACTTCCGCCAGCGGTGCGGCTTGGCAACCCCCAAGCAAGTTCGCAAATTAGTCCAATTTGGATTCAAGAACGCTGAACGCATGACCTTTGAACAGGCTGGACACTCCATCAGCAACGACTGGCGTATGACTTCCCGATGAACGACATGACCCCCGAAGAACTCGCCGAAGTAATCGCTCGGTACCGCTACCAAGCAAAAATGGACAAAGACCGCATCGACATGCTGGAGGGAACCATCGCCCGCCTGTATGTGATGATCACGGAACTTGAGAAAAAAAACAATGCGTAACCCTCCCCTTCGCCTTATCGAGTACGTCCACAAGATGCCGCGCCGTTGCCGCGCTTTGATTGTCATCATTGACGGCGGCAGGGTTGAGAACCCGGAGTTCGTGGCCTACACCAAGGACGAGTTCTCCGCCGAGATGTCCAAGTGGAAGCGGACTGTCTTGCCGACCCTCAAGCGTTCCCACGTCGAGTTCTGGGAACTCCACAACGGCGAACTTACCAACGTCAACCTTCTCAACCGATGAGCCTACCATACGAAAACAAGATGGCGTACAACGCCCTCAAAATCCTACGGCATAAGTTTTCCGTGGGCATCAGCAAGAACACCTACATATCTTTCTCTCCAAAGGAAGCGGTGAAGATACTGTCCATGATTGACCGACGCATCCCGCGCCCCAAGGGTTACCACGCACCTGCCTACGAGGAAGAAATCCTTTCTAAACTCCGTGGCTAACATCGTCCGCAACTGGAAGCGCTTTGTCGCCGTAGGTTGCTCCCACGGCACCTATGGTGACCCCAAGGCGCTGGCGGCGGTGGAACGATTCGTGAAGGGCTACAAGCCCACCGAAGTCATCCACCTTGGTGACTTCACGGACATGTCGGCTTTCATGGGCGGTTCCAACGGCGAAGGTGACCCCATCAAGCCGGACTTGCTAGGGGGAATTGAGTTTCTACAACGCATCAAGGCTACCCGTATCCTCTGCGGCAACCATGAGGCGCGCTTGTGGCGTGATCGCCAGAGCCACAACCAACTGCGCGCTATGGCGGCGGAGACGACCATTGAGGCTATTGAAGCCACCGCGCTCAAGTTACATGCCCAACTGTACCCCTACACCGGGATATGGCAGGCTGTACCCTTGGGAAACTTTGTGTTTACCCACGGGACAATCTACAACGAGAACTCGGCGCGCGACATGGCGGAGATATACGGTAACGTCATCTTTGCTCACACCCACAAGGCGAGCATCCAAGCCGCGCGGACGTTCCGGCAGGCTATTGGTATCTCGGTGGGTACGCTGACCCGCAGGGGCGCCATGGACTACGCCAATACGCGCCGCTCGACGCTGGCATGGTCGCAGGGGTTTACCTACGGCGAGTACTGCGAAACCGAACTGCACCCCAAACTTCACATCCATGACGGGGGGGATAAATGGAAACTTCCGCTGTAAAGGCCCAGCGGTTGCTGGAGGAAGTCTACCGCCAACGCAAGGGCGCGGTGGACAAGATACCCCCCGGCTACATGACCGTTGCCCAGTACGCCAAAATCTGGAAGATGGGACGGACGAACACGGAGATCATTATCAAGGAAGCCGTGAAGAATAAACTGGTTAAGATGGTTCGCTTGCGGCAGGTGGTTGGAAATCGTCTGTCGAGGTTGAACTTTTACGGTTGACGGCATGGCGTGGCGTGGCAACGTAAGCGCGCCACCATGAATAAAATAATCCTATCAGATGCCTTCGACGGCATTTCTGGTCTGGATGACAAGTCCATCGACTTGTGCATACTTGACCCTAACTACCAAGACTGGTCTGTGTTTATTAAGCGCGGGCTAATTGAACTTGTCATGTCAAAGATGAAGGACGAAGGGAATGTATTGGCTTTCACCAGACAGCCGTTTGATTATGACTTGCGCGTCAAGATAAACCCCTTGCATCGCAGGACGTTCATCTGGTCTTTTACCAATGGTGGCGCTTGGGTAAGCAAGACGTTGCCGCTTGTGTCCTTCCAGAGCATATTCTGGTTCTCGAAATCCAAAAAGCCTTACGTCAACGTAAGGACTGGCGTTTCATACTCAAGCAACACCAAGTCATTTAAGCGAAGCAACAAGGTGTTTGGTGACTGGAACGAGGAAGGCAGGGATTTCGCGCCGTCAAATGAAGGCACATGGATTCGTGATCATTATCATTTTAACAAGCCGCATACGGGAAAGATTCCATCGAAGCCCGCCGAACTTGCGCGCATCTTCGTCAACTGTTTCTGTCCGGCAGAAGGAATACTTCTTGACCCGTTTGCTGGCTCTGGCACCTTCTGTAGAGCCGCATCTTTTGCAGGAAGAAACTACATCGCTTTTGAAAACAACAAAGAACTTATCTGATGAAATACTTATCCGTTTGCAGCGGCATTGAGGCCGCATCTGTTGCTTGGAAACCGCTTGGCTGGGAAGCCGTAGCGTTCTCCGAGATTGAGCCGTTCCAGAGCGCGGTTCTTAAACACCATTTTCCACACATCCCTAACTATGGCGACCTCACACAATACGAACAATGGCCAATCGAAGCAGGTTCAGCAGACCTTCTTGTTGGCGGAACCCCCTGCCAGTCTTTCTCAATACTGGGCGACAGAGGAGGCATGGATGACCTGCGTGGTCAACTCGCCTTTGCCTTTGGAGGACTTGCTGGCAAACTCAAACCTCGATGGATTGTGTGGGAGAACGTGGTTGGAGTCCTATCCAGCAACGACGGACTCGACTTCCTTGCCTTCCAAGATTCGCTGGTCAAATTGGGGTATAGCCTCGCCTACCGGGTTCTCGACTCATCCGGCTTTGGAACTTCCCAGAAACGCCGTCGTGTCTTTGTTGTCGGACATCTTGGAACCGACTGGCGTCGTCCAACAGCGGTGCTACTTGAGCGCGGAAGCCTGTTTGGAAATCCTGCAACGCGCGGAGGCGAGGGAGAAGGAGATGCCGTCATTGCTACGGTCGGCGCTGGAGAAGGTGGCGCGGCAGTCTCGTTCCAACCCGGAAACTTGAGACGCAAAGCAGGGGCTGGCCCGTCAACCACCCATTTCCCGACGCTGTTAAGCAACAGCGGCGATCAATGTCCGCACATTGCCACAGACAAGTTTATCCGTTCTTTGACGAGCAGGGAATGGGAGCGCCTGCAAGGCTTCCCTGATGACTGGACTAACGTGACATGGAAGGGCAAGGAGCCTTCCTTCAGCCTACGTCAACAAGCATTGGGCAACAGCATGTGTGTACCCGTCATGGCTTGGATTGGCAAACGCATCAATTACGTCGATGGCATCTAAATACGCCCCCCACGCGCTCCGCATTGAGCCAGCCGAGGAGTACGATAACGCAATCGTAGGCACGTCGAAGGACGGGCTTATTGTGTATTCTTACCAACGTATAATCCAGATACTTACCGACTACCACAAGATGGACGAGGATGAGGCTCTTGATTGGGCTGACTACAACATCTTTGGTTCGCTTAACCCGGACAAGCCAGAGTTCAAGGTGTCGTATGCTATGAAGTATAAATGGAAATCGACTTTCACCTTTCGTAAGGTACTCAAGAAGTTCAAGAGCCAATGACCATCACTGATCGCATCTCTGGCGCGCGCGCCTATCTCAACAAGTTGCCTTCCGCTATTAGCGGCCAAGGTGGGCATCCGGCTACCTACCGCGCCGCCAGCATCCTTGCCAACGGCTTTGACCTTGGCTACGATGACGCATGGTCGCTTCTCAACGAATGGAACACTTCCCATTGTTCGCCGCCTTGGTCGGAGAAAGACCTTCGCCACAAGTTAAACGACGCCTACGTCAAGACGCATGAGCGTCCCAAGGGCTGGTTGGCCAAGGGTCGTGAGCGTAAGGTGGGCGCCAATGGACGCTTCATCTTCGACCCCAAGGTCGTTGCCGAGTCCGTGGACGCGCAGACACCTTACTCGACCGCCGATGTCCTGCTTAATTGTTTCAAGGACGACGACGTGGTCTGTATCACCAATGAGGCTGGGCAAACAGAGGACGGTAAGTGGTTCCCAGCATCCAAGGGCATCTTCCTTACGCGCGCGGAGTGGTTGACCAAGTTCTTCGGCCCAGACGCCCCCCGCAAGGAATACTTTAAGGCGACGGAGCAGGGTGCATGGATTCGTATCAACCCGTTCACCAAGGGTGATCTCACCGGGACGGATGTGGCGGTATCGACATATCGGCATGTACTTGTCGAGTTTGACCGTAAGAATCGAGATGAGCAGGTTGCCATTTTCCAGCAGTCGAACCTCCCCATCAGCCTGCTGGTCGAGTCTGGCGGCAAGTCTGTTCACGCTTGGGTCAAGGTAGACGCCGTGGACAAAGCCCAATGGGAGGAGCGCCGCAACGCCATCTACGAGTACCTTACTGACCATGAGCCAGACCCGCAGAACAAGAACCCTTCGCGCTGGAGCCGCCTAGGGGGTGTCCTGCGTGGAGAGAAGGAGCAGAAGATTGTGGCGTTCAATGTGGGCGCAGAGGATTGGGATGCCTTCATCGCTTGGCGCGATGGACAGGACTTCCCCGACGAAGTGGACTTTGCCACGCTGGAGAACTTTGACCTATCTAACGATCTGAACACTTTGGTGGGGCATGGACGCTGGCTTCAGAAGTCTGGCACCTTGCTTATCACCGCGCAGTCCGGCATCGGCAAGTCGTCCTTCACGGAGCAAATGATGATGTCATGGGGTTGCGGTCGGGAACTGTTTGGCATCCCGCCGCGCCGCCCCCTACGCATGGGCTTGTTCCAGTCAGAAGGGGACATCGGCGACATGGCGGAATCTTTCCAAGGCATCTTTTCGTCCATGCGGCTAACTGCCGCAGAGAAGGAACTGTGCGTGTCGAACCTCAAGTTCTTTATCGAGTCATCCAAGATGGGCAAGGAGTTCATCGACCTAGTCCGTAAGGTTATCGTCCGGCACAAGTTAGATGTGGTCATCATCGACCCCATCACGGCGTTTGTCGGTGACGACATCAACGAGGGCAAGGCGGTCAACCATTGGTGCCGCGCTTTGCTCGACCCGATGCTCAAGGAGACGGGTTGCGCGGCGATCCTCGTCCACCACGAAGGCAAGCCCAAGGCGAAGGAAGTGACGGACGGGCAGACCTTCTCTGACTTAATGTACAGCGGTACGGGTTCCAGCCACCTTGTGAACTATGTGCGCGCCGTCCTTAACATCCGCCGTGAGTCCAAGGACAAGCCCATCTTCTCGTTTAACCTTACGAAGCGCGGTGAAAAGGCTGGGATGCGTACGCTGGACGGTAAGCCTACGCTGACCTTGAAGTTAAAGCATGCCGATGACCGGGTGTATTGGGAGATGGCACCAATGGCGATGGGCTTCCAGTTGCTCAAGGTAGGGGAGCAGTACGCGCACTTCTCCAC